CCGTACCATGCGCGTTGTCCTATCCTGCTCCATGGAACGAGTTGGTCCCGATCTGTTCTTACGAACTCGGTCAGGCCTGCGGCCTTCACCGCATCCTCGATCAGGTCCATGAACCTGATACACCAGAGTTCTGGCGAGGAGAATGTCTGGGTGTCGCCCATCGATACCTGAACGGTGATCGGGCTGTTGGAGTCTGCACCGGCAGACCCGGCTGATGTCCCAGTCCAGTGCACCTCAAAGGTTCCGAACCCAACCCCGTCATCGTAGAACGGAGGGAAGACGCTGCCAGTGATATTGTCCTCAGTGGCGAAAGGCTCTGCGATCCTGTTATCTTCCCAACTCACTGCATAGCCCACATCATTCGCGAGTAGACGGCATAGCGGCAGGCACTCGATCTCCATCCCGAGGACACCTGGCCGAGGCTGCTTCTCGATGTACCCTCTCCAGATCTCTCGCTGGTAAGTTCCGGTTGACCACTGGCTCTCAACCATGCGCCCCTCGCGGTCCACGATTGACTCATACAGCGTCACGAAACGACCTCGCCAGATTAGAGGCTTGTCTGCAATCCATCGCGACTGTGAGACTGAGCTTGCCTCGTGTTTGTACGGATACCCAACGACGCCACGAGTACAGCCTGTGAACGAGGAGCCTCCACCGACCCCGGTGTAGGTGATCAACTCCCTCCCAAAGTAGGCGAACCCGGACGAAGCGAACCCAGTCGTGGTAGCGGTCATCGTGGTCGCTGTCGCTGTGACGTCAGCGCTCACCTCTGTCTGGTTGGTTGGTCGCTTGAAGAGAGCAGCCAGCACGCCAGCGTCTTCCAGGTCTTGATACGGCAAAAGGAACGTCACGCCAGAGCCTCGACCCAGGCCTGTCTCCCTGTCGATCTCCATGCTGATCTTGGGACTCTCGTCAATCACGAGCCCCTTCACTGTTGTTCGTCCAGTCGCTGCCGTAGGTGACCCATCGTCGTCAACCCGAAGGGGGATCCTCTCCACGAACAGTGCTGGTATGCCCTCAATCTCTAGGCTGTAGACGCTAGAATACCCACGCTTGAACATCAGGTTGAGTGGTGTTGCCATCAGAGCCCCTGGGCCAAAAGTAAAACAAGCTCGGCGTATTCCGAAGTGGTATCAAGCCAGGTGATGGTCTCGACCCCGAGAACGTGACCCACGATCTGCCCATCTGGGTTGCCCCCACTGATACCAGCAGCATCACCCGTGAAGAGGGTGACCTTGCCCGTGCTTGTCCATCCTCTCTCAAAGGCTGTCAGTGCGTCTCGGTGTAGCGTCAAGACACATCGATATACACGGTTGCCACCGAAGCGATACCCGTACCCGCGCCGATGACGGAAGACACTGAACTCCATGTCTGTGCTGATCTCGACTTCGTCCCACGTCGCGCCAATCAACCAGACCATCCCAGGAGGAACAACCCGGCTTGTGAGTGTCGTGAAGGACTCAATCTCTGTGGGCTCCCTGTCGAACCCACAGAGGAAGCCAGTCCTGTCAGCCCACTCACAGGAAGTCGAGGAGCCGAGGGTGAGGGTGCAGAGTCCTGTCGTCGTTGAGAAGGTCAGGGAGTGTCCACCTGCTGAGATTGCCGCGTTGACCAGTGCAACCCATGCGTCTGCCTGAACGTAGTCCTCAGCAGCCGTATAGTCGACACCCGCAATCGTCATCTTCCGAGCCCCTGGGAGCCCCGTGTCAACCCAGGCATAGAGGAACCCATTCGGGGGCTGCGCTGCGATGGACATCAGGAAACTCCAATCATATCAAGTGACAGCGTTGTGTACCCGGTCAATATGCCCGCCCTCTTCATCCCCACATCCTCAATAGCGAAACGCCCGAACCTCCGACCCCCCATCCATATGTCCACCATCAAGACGTCAGGGCCTTCCATCAGCGCCTCTTGGAGAGCGTAGTTATTCGCCCACGTATCAAGAACCTCGACAGAGGCAGTGCCACTCCCCCAGATCAAAGGTGTCGCACCGCTGCCGTCAGCAGCAGCAGCGCCGTCGTCTTTTCGAATGTCGTAGCCAGTGAACCCTAGGCTCATGGGGTAATACCCCCGCAGGTGTGCTCCTGCTCCGCTGACGGTCGTCCCAGACGCTGACGCTGAGAGGTTGAGCCTGCTTTTAGTGAGGAGGGTGCTGGTCAAGGTGAAGTTGATCGAGTGGTGGATTTGCAATATCCCAGAAGCATCAGCCCATCCAGACCAGGTCCCCCCGTGTATGAGGCGGCATTTTGCCAAGAGGTCGGACCAGACGGAGGCTGCTGACCCAACGCCTGGGCTGATAGTCGCAGAGGTGGCACCGATGGTCACCGAGACGTTTCCCGTCCACGCTGTGATGACTCTCGCGAGCCCTGGTATGTTCTCCAGCAGCGCCATCAGAATGCACTCGACATCTGTCCGGTTTTGCTCACCGACCTGCTTGCATCCGCGATGGCTCTACCGATGGTCTGCCTACCCCCCATCACGATTCCTGAATTGTAGTTCACGACGATCTGGGCCTGAGATCCCTTGCCCCCTCCCTGCTTGTCTTTTGCTGCCTGGTCTCTCTCATCAGCGCCACCCGGCTTTGCTGCTGCTCCTCCCCCACCTGCACCGCCTGCAATCGCACCGAACATAATGGCTGCCGATGTATGTGCAGCCATGGCGCCGAAGTTCGGCCATGACATCGCAGCGCGAGCAAATTCCATCAGTGACAGAATCCCAGCCTTCGCCCTCTCGCCCTCGATGAACTCAGCGACCCCAGTACCCATCACCCCAATACCCTCATAGATTGCTTCAGTTTGAGACTTCTCGCCCTTTGTCACATCACCGACCAGGCTGGCCAGGCCAGACGTCATCGCCATCGCCTTCCCCATGTCCTGATTGAGCGAACCCATCGCTGTCGACGACTCCCCAAGCGCTGCTGCAAAATCATAATACCTCTTTGCCTCGTCTCCCTTCTTCGCCTCCTCCCCTGCTCGCTCCTTCGCGATCCTGAGAAGCTCAAGGTCCAGTTGTAGCTCCATCTTCTTCGAGCCGATGACCTCGTCTTTGATCCTCGCATTCAGGACCATCTCTTGAAGTTGGAAGCCGATCATCTTCTTGCGGAGAGGATCGTCAGTCCTCGCTGCCTCCTTCCTCAGGGGACCAGTGACCCCAAGTGCTTCGACCTTCCCAGCCTCCCCAGCTACTCGTTGAGCCTCTGCGATTGCTGCCTCTGCACCCTTCCCAGGCTCCCAGGTGAGAGCCAACTTCAGTCTCCTCTCCTCGATGTCGAGGAGTTTCAACTGGGTCTCAAGCTCAACCCTCTTCACCTTGTTGCGCTCGCTTGAGAGTTGCCTCTCAATCTCCATCCGTTTGATCTTGAACCCCTGAAGCTTCTTGTCCCTCTTGTCCACGATCTCAGCGAGTTTGATCTGCTCTTCTCCCACCTGCTTCGCGAAGGCGATCTCAGCCCTCGTCGCTTGCTTGAACGTGTCCTTCTTGAACTCTCCCTTGCCTGACATGAACCGCTCAAGCATATCACTGAGCCAGTCGACGGTTTTGCCGACCTCGAACAAGTCGACCAGCATCGCATTCATGGGACCGTGAGAGGCTCGCCACGTGAGGTTCAATCTTTCAAATTCCTCATCTGCTCGTTTTGCATGAATTGCGGCAATCCTCATCTCTACATTCAACGACCTCTCAGCCCCGATGAACCCGCGAAGAACAAGCCCACCCAACTCCCAGGTATTAATGAGTTCGTCCTCCTCGTTTCGCAGTTTGACGGAAGCATCCTCCACCAATTCAAAAACGCCTGCCGCCTTACGTGCCTCGATGGTCACCCTCGCAAGTGCATTCGAAATTCCCCGTTCGCTCAAGACACCGAACGTCGCCCAGTCGAGAGCACCCCCAATATCCTTGACAGCGTCAACGGTGAAATTGACGACCTTGCCGACCTCCTTGAATGCCCACGACGCGACGGCCACCATCTTCTCAAGAGCGTCGATGACCAACATGAAGACAGGCACAAGCTCGATGGCCATCTGCTTGAGGCGAAGCAATGCGTCAGCCATCTTCGCATTCATCTGCATCGAGGCCTTGAGAGCAGCAGGCATCTCGCCCGAGGCCTTGTTGAGTTCACGCTGGACTGCTGCCGTGAATGCTAGTTTTTTCTCAGATTCTGTGAGGTCCTTCGCGAGCTTCCCGAGACTCTGGGAGTAGATCTCATTCGCCTCCCCAATCTTGATAATTATCCCGAGATTGTCGAGCCACTTGTTGCTCTGGCGTGCTGTACCAGTTGCGACAGAATCGAGGGCTCTCTCCGTCGTGATCCCCATCGCGCTGGCCTTGAGAGCGATATTCTTGAGAACCTCAGGAGTCATCTTCAGACCGACCCCCAGGGCCTTCATCTTCGCCTCAGCCTCGACGATGCTCTCAAGGCTGAACATTCCCTCAGTCGCTGCCTGGACTTTTAAGATCCTGGCCTCTGTCGCTTCCACGTTCGGCCCAAGGCTTGCGAGCTTCCCCTCAAAGGCAGCAGCGTCGTCGATGGCCCCCTTGAGCATCTGAGCCCCTGCCACGGCTGCCATCCCCATCATCCCAGTTTTGAGATTGAAGATCTTGTCAGTGACCTTACTGAACCGCTTGCCGAGGCTCCTGGCCCTCTCCCCCATCTTCTTCATCTGGAAGACCATCTTCTCAGACTTCGTCGTGAAGACACCAGCCTCATTGTCGAGCTTCTTGAGGGCTTTGCCGTAGGCCTTGAGGTCTCCCTCGGCCCCCTTCATCGCTGCCTTGCCGTCGTTCGTGGCTGAGACTCGGAAATTCAGTTCTTGGTCAGCCATGCCCTGCCCTCTTCATCTCGTCGAGTTGCTTCTTGTTTCTCGTCTCTTTGATCGCCAGGAGCAAGTCTATCACCCAACCGGCATAATCGTCTGGCCAACCTGACGGAGGTGCTATCTCGAACTGGTTCTCAAGGGAGAGAGCAGCCATGAGAGCGAAGTCATCGAGGCAGGCCCTGATAGGGCAGACATCGAAGGTGGCCCGAAGATACACCCCAGCCCTCGACTCACAGATCTTGCGATCTTCAGTACACTCATCAACATCACCGTCAGCACATCGCAGACCATGAATCCTTGAGAGAAGGTCTCGCCAGACGATGACCCTTATTTTCGCCCGACTAAAGGGCCAGGCTTGAGGCTCGACTGTTCCATCACCCAACCGGCCACCGTGTAAACGACCTCAGGATCCATCGCGAGAAGAACGTTCACAACGTCGTCAGGTGTCGCAGCCTTCACGCCTGGACCCTCCACTTTCACGACAGCCATCTCAGCCGCTGTGAAGAGAGCCTGGGTCTGAGAGAGGCTCGCAGCCTCGGCCATCTGCATCCTCTCTCGACTGTTCAAAAGTCGAACCGTGAACACCGTGGGCTTCTTCCCATCGATGAATTTGGCCTGCGAAAAATGGATGACTTTCAGGTCCTTTTTTTCCTCGTCAGACCCCGCTACAGCGTCGTCAGAACTGAACACAATCTTCGCTCTTTCCTTCAAGGAAATCATCTTCAACACAGAGCACCTCCCAAATTCCAATAGGCGTTTATTCGGCCAGAAATAGGCCTAGAATCGCCGGAAGGTCTTCCACTATGTAACACCCTTAACACCATGCCTTCATGCGATTCTCCATCGCAGCACAGCGTTCAGGTACCCTCACCGACGAGTTAACGAGTCTCGCTCATTTTGAGGGGTTTTGCAACTACAACCAGGCAATCCGGAAGGCTGAGTTTCCTGCGTCATCGTCTGCCGCGTCGCTGGTGTATTTTGACGTGACTATCGTGTTATTTATCGCGATGATTCCATCACTGTCTCCGATGGTCTCCATCTCTGAGACGGTCGCGTTCGGAACCAAGATCGAGAAGCTCTGGCCAGGAGAAGAAGCGAGATCAATCTGGACCACTCCCAGAGCCTGGCCTGGAGACTTCAAGGTGAAACTGTTGCTCGCTGGGAGGACCAGAGTCCCCGTGACGGTCCTGCTCGTGGAGACGAACTCAGCGAGGCCCTGGGTACTCCCGAGGCTCGTGACCTCTGCGACAGTGTTCTCAATGCTGAACTCTCCAGAGAAGGAAGGGGTCTCGCCTGCTGCCGTCACGAACCTCGCACCGTTCACCCCGATGAGGGGATTCATCTGGGTGTAGGAGTAATCGAAGAAGTCACCGAGGCCAGATCCTGTGATGTCCCAGTTCCCACATGAGATCTCACAAGAGAGCTTCGGCTGCTCCTTCGGATTGATCGTGATGGTCGCTGAGGTGACAACGCAATCGGAGAGACGAAGGGCTGCACCGTTCCCGGCTGCCCCTGTCACGTTTGGCCCCTGGTAGAAGATGGTCAGAGGGCTCATCGCTGACTTCGTGAGATACGCTGTCGCACTCCCCCAGGCCACTACCGCACTGCCATCAGGAGCCGCCGAGAGGTCACGAATGAATGTGACGTCTGTCCCGGTCGAACTCTTGACCCATCCCACGGAGTAGTCTGAGGAGCCGAGGTCATACAGTTGCGCGTTCCCAACCCAGCCTGATGCCGTCGCTGAGTTCGTCGCAATGGAGGCGTCTCCACCTGTCACTGTGTTCGTGTAGCCAGTGGCGACGAGTCCACCGAGAGCCGACTTCAGAAGGAGCATCTCTGGATTGAGCGTGATCGTGGGGTCCGTCGAGATCGTCGCGCCTGACGTGTCCCAGCCATGGAGGACCATCGAGAGAGAGATGGTGGCTCGCTTCGCCCCTGCGACGACTGTGTCGGCGTGCCAGTTTCCCTTGAGGCTCTCCTGTACGAGTGCCTCTTGTTCTGTCGTTGGATATGAGATCTCACACTCGACCGTCCCCGTGTCCGCGATGGGCACTGACTCAGCCGTTCCCCATGCGCTCTGGGCTACGACTGCAATGCGTCCGATCTTAGATTCCATGTAGTTCCCAGCCATGTCACACTCCAGCGGTTAGTCGGTAGACGGTTTCAATCTGAATACTAACGACAATTTGACCTTCTGTCTGTGTCGCAAAACCAGAAGACAAGTCGACGAGTTGAATCCCCAGGCTGTCGCGGGCGAGGGCTTCGAGCTTTTGACTCAGCCGCTCGCTGTCCAGGACGAGTCGATCCTGCACTCCTGGGACGTCTGAGTAGTAAACGCTGAGATCCCAGGAACATGTATAGAGGTCATCGGTCATCACTCGCTTCGAGCGAAGAGGGGGAGAGACGATGTCCACAGTGAACACCCGGTCCCTCGCCATCGCGACATCTCTCATCCCAGGTTGGAGATACTTGAAGACGTCCTGGCTGCTCGCCTTCGCGTCAACAGGAGTCGCCTCCACCGAGGTCACGATTGCCGCTCTGACTTCGTCTGCTCTCATTGCCTCGTCGCTCTGACCGTGAACGGTCTCCTGACCTCGTCGATCTCCACCTTGTTGTCGTCGTTCCGGTCAACCCACATCAGGCCCCTGATAGTCTCAGCGATGGCCTGGGTCAATCCGTGATGGGTCTGATCGATGTACTGATTCAGGTCATCAGTCCCCTGGAACAATCCATCGAGGGCAAGCTCAAGCCGAAGGGCATAGAGCCCAGCAACGACCGTGAAGGCATCGGGGTCTCCCATCAGGTCAGGGTATTCGCCTGTCCCTTGGATCAAGAGCTTCACCTTGTTCGAGGCCCTCGTTGCTAGTTGCTCAAAATATCCCTCATCACGACCGACCGACCATGAGGGGAAGTTGGCTGTGATGTATCGCTTCGCCTCATAGGCGTTCATCGCGTCTCGGAACATCACCCGAACAACGTGACAGCACTGCCGGTACTTCTCCGGTGTGCTGCCGTCTGCATAGGTCAGATCCCAGAGCGCTGAGTAGTTGCGCCCACGGTCAGCCGTATTTGCCGCTGTAAGGGCGAAAGAGATCTCAAGAGGGTAGAGGGTATCCTCTGCCTCTAACGAGCCAGGAGGAGGGTCCACGAACGTCACAGTGGTCGTTCCTGTGTCTACCTCCGAGACAGTCAGAGGAGATCCTTGTGAGTCTGCGCTCTCAAGCCAGATCACATCACCAGGGGAGATGTTGGCCACGCTGTTCACGACGACGACCGTCTGAGACGTGACTGATGAGATGGTCGCAGTCCAGGAGGCGACAGTGGCTGAACCAGTCGCCAGGGCTGTCGATCCGTCTGACGGTTTGAAGAACTCCACCGTCGCAGAGGTCACCCTCTTCGGAGGGAGGTAGGTCAGGGTGACAGCCGTGTCCTCAATGAGTTCGATTGCCATGGCTCCCTCCTGTTGTCAAAAAAAAGGGGGGAGTAACCTCCCCCCTCGTTCGTCTTACTCGTCACGCAAGCCTTTATACATCCGCGCCGATGACCCCATCAGGCTGTGGCCCGAGCCCAGATCCCAAGGCGACGTCAACCGAGATCAAAAGTTGACGATTTGTTTGACTCGTATCAATCGTGTAGAACGGTGCACTGCGCTCCCATAATTGATATGGGCTCTCATTCGTCAAGCCAGTGCAAAGGAACCAGTCAGAGGTCGCAGTGTCCAAGAGGGGAGAGACGATGAGCTTGATGTCCCGTCCCTTGTACATGTTCACCGCATTGTCAGCACCACTCAAATCAGAACGAAGGCACTCAATAGCGGCCTCCTCCAGAGAAGGTGGCACAATCAAGACCAGTGGGCCATCTGCGTACGCTGTATATTGCGCCTGAAATGAGGGGAACTCTCTGAGCATCTGTATAGCCGTAGAGAGGGCACTGCGGTCGAATGCAGTACTAAAAACGTTCCCAGAAGCAGACCGGACACTTCCACTCTCGATCTTGTGATTCGCAGAGCAGAGGGCCTCGCCATCAGCGATGTTCGTTGAGAACGAACTGGAGACGAGATTGAACGCGGTCTGCTGATATTTGTAACCAACCGTCTGGCCTAGCTTGCGAGACGCAAGCTCGACGATACCAGGAACATCAGCGATGTCATATTTGGGGATTGTGACCTGAACACCGAACCCGGAGTAGGCAAGGTTCAACCCGCTCGCCTGAGGCGAAGAGATGGAGGCTGTCGTGAGGTCATCGTCGCCATCCCAACTCGGCAGCGATCCTATGCCGGTCATGGCAGCTATTTGGAGACTGCCTACATCTTCGCTATGCCAGTTGATGAAAGATCTCCAACTGTCATTAACAGCCAACTGGAGTCCCTCAAAGAAGGCCAAAGTTCCGCGTGTGCGGACGTTTGTATCAGCTAGATTCGCCATGATTCTCTCCAGTGGTGTTTGAGTTCTTTTTGAAGACTACACCATGGCCAGAGACCTGTCAGACCAACCTATCGGATGTCGACCTCGATCTTCCCTGGGATACCGTGTAGGTGCTTCCCGAAGTCCTTCTCCATGATGGAGAACCGCTCCCGTCGCTTGCGCTCTTTTTCGTTCTGGTGCCAGACCCTCACCTCTGGAGGACAGCACAAGTACATCTTGTTATCCCCATCGGACTCGAAGCCGATCATCCGCGCTGAGGGTGCGACGTCCTTCGCTTCAAGATAGCCCTGGGAGAGAAGCAGAGAGGCGATTTCCCTGTGATGAGGTGAGGACCTGTTGAACCTGACGAAGTGCCAATCCTGGACATCGTCAGGGATCCCAACCCAATGACCAGCCCCTGACGTCCCTGCCGTCTCGTAGGCTTCAATGTGCTTGCTCAGGCTGGCGACTGCCCTGGCCCTCATCTCTTTCGTGTCGGGGGTCTTTCCCGCTGCCGTCTTTGCTGCCATGTTATTTCCCTATCACTCGTTTCAACGTTGCGATCATCAACTCTTTTGGGAACGTGTTATGTGCCGTGGGCTTGTAATCCATTACCAGACTGTCAATGTCGACCTCGCTCGTCTCACGCTTCGTGAAGAGCTTCTCGTTCTCTGGCTTCACTCGCCACTCATCAATTGCCACCTTGCCCTCAGGGGTCTCAACGTCGACGTCAGGTGACAGTGTCAAGATATGCTCATCACTGATGAGCCCAGTGTTGATCCCGAGGTTCTTGAGGTACGAGAGCCGCTCCTTCTTCAGGGCTCTCTCAACGAGCATCGCGTATCGATCTTTTTCAACCTGGGCCTTGCTGCCCTTCGGCTTGACCTCTTCCACGACCACCTCAGCCACGACAGGAGCGACCTCAGGGACAGGAGGGGGCTGATGAGCAGGAGGCATCGTCAGAATTGGCTGAGGCTCAGTCACAGGTGGAGGGGCTGGTTGCGCTCCCCCCGTGTCACCCGCAAACTTCACTTCAGGCTGTGAGACGATTACGGTCGTTGGAGCAATTGATTGAGGTGTCTCCGATGTCGGAGTTGTCTCATCGGGCATTTGCGGCCTCGTACTTTCGGTTAGCGGTCGAGTCAGCCATTACCATGGCCATCTCCCCATTAACCGAGAGTACACGAAACTCGAAGCGCTTGACAAGGTCTGCCGCCACTTCTTTCGGGACCTGCATCTTCCGAGAACAGGGGCCGTAGGCCCTGGTCGGATTCGGAGGCATCACAAAGGCCTTCTTGACTGCCTTCTTGGTCGTGGTTTTTTTTGTAGATTCAGCCATCGTCGTCTCCTTTATTTGACGTTCTCGTTTGATCCCTGTTGCGAGGGTGCAAACTTCGTATTGCTTCCCGCCTTTGACATTACCTTGTTCATCTTTCTCCGCGCCCTGCCTCTCGCTGCTTGGATCTTAGCCTCAAGAGTCTTGATCATGAAGCCCCTCCGGTCTTCTGCCATTCCCTGATATTCTGATTTTTGCCACTCAGGAAGAAAGACATAGGCGTTGCAATATGCCGTCATCAACTTCATGTACTCACGAAGCTCATCGCGATTGAATGAGAGGATATCCTTCCCAGAGGTTCGGGCAGCACCTGAGGCCTTCTTCCGGTTCTGCATCGAGTCTTTTGACGGCATTTTGCCGCCTGTCTTGGCTGCCCCTCGCTGCTTCTCAAAGAAACTGTGCCTCGCCTTGTACCGAGGACTCGAACCCGCGAACATGACCCGGACATAGCCAGGCCCCACAGCCTTCGCCTGGAGGCTCTTCCACATCCCTCCGGACATGAAGAAATTCCTGAATGGGGGGAGCTTCCTCGCCTTGTTATATACGGCACGGTTGTCATAGAACGCATACGGGTTGAGCTTCCCGTGGAACCTGAATCTGCCAGGGGCTCTCGGCTGTGGATACCATGGAGGGATTGCAAGCCTTGCTCTCTCTCCGAGAGGCATATACCTCGACCCATTCGAGTCGATACCTCGGACCATGACCCTCTCTTTGATCTTCATCGTCACAGTCGTCGCGATGGTCAGGAGGGGCCTCATCTTCTTCAGTGCCGAGGGTGACCAGAGCTTGAGCCGATCTCGGATCTTACCCTTCCGACCCTTCTGCATTCCTTGCCACCGGATCTCGATTCCTGGGGAGATCATAGAACCGCCAGTTCGCGCTCTGAGGACGGGGAGCGTCCCTGGGCTACCCTTTCATCAGGAACAAGTATCTCGGCCATCTGACGCGACTCTAGGAGGTTCTGACGTACCTTCTCGCGAGCTTCCCCGATTGATATGCCTGACCTCTTCGCCAAGATCTCAGCCGCTGTCGTGGTCCCGTCGTGGATCTGCATCCTCTCGGCCTGGGAAGTGTGAAGCACATCGACAGGCTGGGAGGGCTCGAAGTACTCGACCTCGACAGTCGCGAAGGGGTAGATCTCCTGACCGTTCCCTCGCAAGATGTTGATCCACCCGCGAACGAACTCGTAGGCCTTGTTTTCAGCGTCCTCAAACATCATCACATAACGCTGCCTCTGGGCCTCACGGTCAATGAGATCAACCTGCTTGGCGATGGCTGAGACGCTCGCTGTCTTGAGGAAGGTCTGAGGGTTGAGACCGAGGTGAGCGAGAACGCAATTCATGTAGGAGGTGAGATTCTCAAGATTCTCCTTGAGAGGTGGCTTCCCTCCGACGTAAGAGAATTGCTGTTCATCCATTAAACCGAGTACCGATTCCGGACCTAGCTCAAGGTCCTCGGCTTGCTGCTGGCTCATGTTCGTGATGACCCCTTGCATGTAGCCCTGCATCCGACCGATCTGACCGAGGTCAGTGAACCCGAGAGAGATGGCCCTCTGGGCTGATAGGAGGTCGTCATCTGTTGGCGCTGTCCACTCGCCCGGTTTGGGCTCGCTGCCCCTGAGGTAGATGCATGGGATCCTGCCGAGGGGGTTGGACCTGTCCTCGAACCAGAGCCCCTTGTTGACCAGGGAGTCATCAGGGCTCGCTTCCCAGTAGGCCTCGCTGTCTGTGATGACTGCGACCCCATAGTTGATCATCCCTGTCGTGACGTCCGTGTAGACTGGGAGCTTGAGCCAGACCTTCTCCACGTCGTCGACAGCCAGGGACATCGCTCGCCCCTTCTTCATCTGGAACCTTGCATGGTGAGGTGGGACGATTAAGGGTTGCACCCCTTGAAAGTCATCTCGCGAGACCGGGAAGAAGAAGAGACAAGCGTTGTTCAGGGCAACGAGGTGCTCCTGTAGAGTCCTCATTTTGAGGTCAAGATCGATGGATCGGTAGATGGCCTCGATCCGTCGCTGCATCTCGTCTGAGATCCCATCACCGACGAAGTCTCTAGCAGGCCTCTTCCGATAGAGGGTAGCCAGTTCAGTCGCCACCCTCCAGACGAAGGGGATGGGCCTCAGAGTGTGCTGCTCCCAGGTCCTGGGAAAGATGAGCTTCAATTGCTCAAGAGTGTCCTCGTGGTTTCGACGGAGGTATTTGAATAAGGCCTCAACGTTGTCATCCCACTCGGTTCGATCTGTGACGTCTATTGTGCTTGAAAATATCCACTGCATTACTTGAACCTATCACGAAGGGCTTCGAGTTGTCAGAGGCGAGGGCGACAGCCATCATCCTTACCGCATCCTGAGCATGATCTGTTGTGTTGTCTTTTGAGGGCTCGTCATCTTTGATGAGGCCTTCTCGGTCTACCTTCCACCTGTAGTTCAGGAACGAGTGCATCAGTGACCTGGGCTCACGGTCTCTTTTGGCTAACACAGTCGTGATAAAAAAACGAGGATTACCAACGACAGGATCCAACAGATTCCTCATGGTCTCGACCCCACGGAGAACGCTCTGCTCTTGTCGAGACTTCATCCTCATCACTTTCGTCCTGGGGAAGGTGTGAATGAGGAAAGCCATCATATCTTTGATGGCCCGGTCTCCGATGGCTGTGGTGGGGTCTCTGCCTAGCTTCTTGCATCGTCCAACGATGATGTCCTTCTGCCGACCTATGGGGACCTCGTTCTCATAGAACTCATCGAAGACAGTGAAGCTCCCATCAGGATGTTCCTGGACCCAACAAAAATAGGGATGAGCATAGCCCCAATCGCAGGCCAGGTGATAAGGAAGCGAGCGGTCATAGACCCACGGCCTGGAGTGGTCAGCCGTATTGAACTCAGGGTACACGAGATGGTCAGGCCTGAGGATCATCCCCTCGACCTCTTCAGCGAATGATCGCTTGCTGTGACCGGCCCGAAGTGAGTCGATGAACCCAGGAGGGAGGTGGGGGTTCGCTGAGGTGGGTGCTCGTGCTGCCCACCATCCAGAGCGCTCGCTGTCGATCTGTCTCTTCTGATGGAAGAGAGCGGGGATCCCACGATAACCCTTGGGGGTCGTAGAGTGATGGATTTGATGAACGTAGGCCCGAGGGTCTCTGAGCCTGCCGTTCACCGTGTTGTGAACGTAGAGAGGATCAACCCCGTACATTGAGGAACTCTCGTCCACTGCTGCGTGAGAAAGTTGCCATCCTCTGCACGAGTCGATTCGACTGGCAGACCTGAAGAAGACATGGCCCCCACCGACGAGGTCAGCCCTTGCCATACTCTTCGAGTAGGACAACTCTAGAGGGCAGCCGATCCTCGCCAGAGCGTCAACGATGTCCTCCCAGACAGGCCTCAGAACGTGACACACTGCGTCAAAGGTTGGAGCGAAGAAGGCTGATGAGCAGCCCACGTTCATCACCGTCAGGATGACCATCTCCATCACTGAGAAGTAGGTCTTCCCGCTGCCGACCCCACCGAGGAGAAGCTTGTGGCGAGCAGTGCTCTGATGGGCTCTGAGTTGATGGGGCAGAGGCGTGTATCCAGTCGCAGCCGCGATCAACCTGACGACTGCCATCCTGTCGTTCGTCCTGCCGCACTGATGGCGAAAGGCCTCCCATGACATCGTCCCGGCAGAGGGTCTCACCGAGTTCGATCCTAGGTCCCTCTTCGGTCCAGTCCTGGAGGGGGTCGTTGTCATTGAGCGAGCAACTCATCACCCTGATCGTCAGGTGGTGAATCAAACAAATTTTCGGGGATCAGGAAGTGCTGACCGCTCAAATCTGTCGGGGGGTTGGCCTCTGCGATCCTGTACAGCAGATGAAGGAACGAGGACACCCTGCCGACATCGGGACCGCTCTCGGCCTCCAGTTCTCTCTTGATGAGCAGCGTCGTCATTGAGACGATGTCCCCGAACCCGACCTGGCCCTGGTTGCTGACCCCATCGAGGAGAGCCCTGAACTCATCCTGAGCGTGACCGTTCCGGCCCATCTCAAGCTCTGCCTTCGTGGCCTGGAGACGTGTCAGCCTGGTCCTCTCAAGGGTGAGGTCTTCCTGTGCCGTCTGGAGTCTGAGCTTCTGGGCCTGGAGGTTCGCCTGTAGTACCCGCGCCGAACGGTTGCCCCAGATGTTGAGGAGCATCTCGTCAGCCCGGTTCCCGACCGAGTCATCTCGTCGTGCTCTCGCCTTGAGTCGTGACACCGCTCCCTCAATCTCAGCCGCAACAGAGGCAGCGTTGTCAAGGTGCCTCTGTGAGGCTAGGCCGAGGGCCTTGATGTCTTTCCTGACCGTCTGCTCTGTGACCTGGAATTTGCCGCACATGACCCGGTAAATCTCAGAGATGGGGATCCCCTTCCTGAACAACCCAGCCATGAAGTGACGTCTGTTGTCCTTCTCCTCAGTGCGTCTCCCCGCGCCCTCCTGCTTCCTAGCCTTCGGCATCTGCGCCCCCATCGCTCATGAGCACAGCCTCTTTCCCTGTGTAGTTCTCCCATCGTTTGATGATGACGTCGCAGTAGATGGGAGATAGTTCAATTCCAAAACACTTTTTGGAGGTCATCTCTGCCACGATGACCGTGGTCCCAGAACCAGCAAACGGGTCAAAAATCAATTCGGCCTTCTCGAAGCTCAACCTCTGAATGAACCACTCCCATAATGCAACCGGCTTCGGACAAGGGTGGTTAATATCTTTCGCATTGGCTGGCGTATTCATGTTCACACCGTCAGGCCTGCCTCCGTTCCCAGAAGCCAGTGACGGGTCTTTTCCATAGCACAGGAACGGCTGCCAACAATTGAATCCCCACGGGCTCCGCAATTGGCCTCCTCCATAGAACCAGGACATCACCCAGTCGGCCTCTGGATACAGCCACAGGTTAGTCACGCCTGGCGAGAACACCACAGCCCTGCACATCTCGCGGGCTATTGGTAGCCACCCGTCTATCAGGATTTTGAGGTTTTCCTGGCTGTCGACGTGCTGATCATAGTCGTTCTTTCCGCTGTCTTTTCGTCCCCCTAAACCATATGGAGGATCTGTCAGGCATAGGCTCGCCCTCTCCCCTCCCATCAGCCGATCGACGTCTTCGGTCTTCGTTGAGTCGCCGCAGAGAAGACGATGGTCTCCCAGTTGCCAGAGGTCTCCCGTCTTCGTGATGGGCTCCTCAGGTGGCTCTGGGATCTCATCAGGGTCAGTGAGGCCTTCTGTTGGCCCCTCCAGGCTGTCAATCAAGTCCTGGATCTCACTGTCATCCCAGCCGAGCCCGTCAATGCCTGCGTCCTCTTCTCTCAACTCCTTGAGGATCCCAGCGAGAGCAGCCTCATCCCAGTCAGCCAACTCGCCCAGCCTGTTGTCAGCGAGGGCCAAGAGGGAGGCGTCCTCCTCGCTCAGATGTAAGAAGCGAACAGGTACCCGGTCCATCTTCAGGGCCTTCGCTGCCTTGAGCCTGGTATGCCCCGCGATGATCCTGGAGTCCTCTGCTCTGGCCAGGATGGGAGACGCGAACCCGAACCGCTCAATCGACCTCGCGACCTGCTCAACAGCCGCGTCGTTGACCCTTGGATTGCGCTCCCAGGGGACAAGGTCATCAGGGCTGACCCACTCGCCAATTGTTTTTTCTTTTGATTCAGACATCAGCACCGACACCCCGCGTTGTTCTCGAATAAAAAAGCCAAACCAGTTCAATGCCGCCGTGATGCTCGTCAATCGTTCCCTGCTACGAGATTTTTTTGCCTAGCCCAGCCGGTTACGGGTGGGT